TTCAACGCAGATTATGCCGATAAGATTGTCCGTAGATACATGAAGCGTTATGCTACTGAAAAGCGTTTGGGTCGTGAAGTTACAATGGAAGACATTGCACGAATCCACAATGGTGGGCCAAATGGTTACAAGAAGCAATCTACGAAAAAGTATTGGGATAAGGTTCAGAAGGAACTACGATGATTAAAGTAAATGGTGGAAAACAAGACGAACAGGCAATTGTCCTGAAAACCGTTAATTGGTGTTTCGATGCGGGTGTACTATCTAGAATGCCGGACATCAATGTAGAAATTTGTAAGTACAATACCTACAATTGTTTCGGTACTTGTGTAGAATGGGATGATGATATGACTTCGTTCGATATCACCGTAGCGAATGACCAAACTATTCGTGACTTTGTTGCGACCCTGATACACGAATTAATTCATGTGAATCAATACATGACTGGAATATGGAAGGGTGACGGAGAGAAAGAATGTGATGACCGTCAATATCCCCTGACAGATAAACTCTGGAAAGAAGGTATCCTATAATGGCAGCGAGCGTTCATAACTTTATATTGGATTATCAAGAATTGAATCTTGTAAAAGAATCACTTGGTGATAAAATAAACAATACTCATGACGAGAACTCTCGGAATGAACTGAAACGATTGCAGGAAAAACTGCATCATCAACAAGGGCAAACATATCCAGCGATGGAATATCCCTTCTGGCGAAAACTGTGTACGACAGAAAAAGAACTTCTGAAACACACAATAGAAAATAGGAAAATAAGAACATGAGATTAATAATGATAATGACCATTTATATTGTAGCGCTTGCTGCTTTGTTTGGGTGTTCGATGTTTGGTGTGTGGTTGTTTGACCTCATCCTTTCGAACTTCGGGTATTGGTGGTCGGTGATATTGTTCACGGGTCTTGGGTTTATTCGATTAATAGCGGAGGTATCAAAAGATAAATCTCCCGTAACCTTTCTGAAAAGTTGATTGCTAGTCCCGATGAATCCTGATTATCCCAAATACAACCCGAAGCACAAAAAGCATACCATTTCGTATGTGTTGGTTAACGATGCCGGCGAAACAAAGCGGTTCCGTCCCGACCATGACAAGGGCACAGTTACCATACACTCATACGACAAAGATGGAAAACTTGTTGATACCCAATCGTATCTAGCAAAAGCGGCCCGAGGGATTTGGGACAATCATACAAGGGCTGGTTATTCCCGTGGGAAAGATATTAGAAATCTGCCCAAGCATGTTGATGACTACCTCATTGAATACATGGAAAAGTCGAAAGAAATCATTAAAGATATTTACGAAGACGGCGATTTGTTAGAAATGCGAATCGACCCGAAAGAATTTTACAAGAAGATGTGTACAGAGGACTACGAAAACTACGCACTTAATGCTTGACTTTTGTTGAACATAGTGTATAATTACACAGGAGTAAAAATGATGCCCAGTTGGGACGAATACAATTGTAAACAGTTAACCACCACTACTACTAGTGAGGTTACTATCTCTGATATCGTATACAGAGTTGAAGATATAAAAGAACATCAATCCGAACGGGTTGGTAATAAATACATCGTAAAACGGCAAGGAGTTCATGGAGAATTCTTTTCTATAGAAGACGATGAAGCGGAATATGTTATTAACACAATGTATGCTGCTGACGAACGATTTAATACATTTGAGGAACCACCGTTTTGACACATAACACAGAACCACATTACAGTGTACACCACGACCACCGAAGAGGATTTTCTATCACTTTCGAAAACGGATATCGTGTGTCTGTACAATTTTCACCAAGTAATTATTGTGATAACTATGATTTGGGAGTTGACCTTCCTGATGTTACAGAACACGCAACCCAGTGGAACAGTTGCGGGGATGCCGAAGTTGGAGTAGTTTCTCCTACAGGCGGAATGGTTCGTATGTATAGGAACCAAGTGGATGATATCCTCAATAATGTTGAACCCGATTTACTCGCAATGATTATTAATCGAGTGTCGGAGTTTAAAGGAGTTAATAATTATGCGTATTCTAGTTGACGAAGAATTCGGATATAGACATTGGATTTGGAATCCACCAGTTGAAAATAAAGATGAACTGGTGGAATGGTGGCGTTCTACTATGACGCCGGAATTTGTTAATGAATTTGTTTTCTACGACATAGCCGAAATGGAAGGCGAATGGGAAGAAGTAGATTCATTTGATTCTCGTATAGACGAGGACTTTGATGGATATGCCGAAATACACACCTCAGAAGATACTTTGCTTCGTTTAGGCAAAGATACATATTTAGTTGAGGATTAAGACATTGCGACTGTAGCCCAATGGCAGAGGCAATGGACTTAAAATCCATCCAGTGTGGGTTCGAGTCCCACCAGTCGTACATTATTTTTTAAGGAGTTTAAAATGAACAGAGAAACTATTACAGAAAACTTACATCGTGGAATTTGCACGGTAACATTTACGAAGGTAAACGGGGAATCCCGTACAATGCAATGTACGCTACATCCTGATTATCTTCCAGAACCCCGTCTTCTAAAAGAAGACGGTACTGACCGCACACAAGACCCTAACACATTACCTGTGTGGGATGTTGAAAGTAAAGGATGGCGTTCCTTCCGATTTGACAGTGTGACTAATTTTAATTCAAGTACATTATTGAAGGGATAATATATGTTAACAAAAGAACAACAACAAGCAGCACTCCAAGATATGGTGACAATCTATAATAAGATTGATGCTGACCTTGCCAATCTTCGTGACAAACAACAATTGTTTGCGGGATTGATTCAAGGTTATAGTACTATTCTGAATCCACAACCAGAGGCCGAAGAAACGGCAAGTGGTACTTCTAAGAAGAAAAAGTCAAAATTAATCGTTAACGATGGGGAGTAATCCTAGACGGATTGTATGGTGACCTACAAAGATGATGAAAAATTTAATGTTTGGATGAGAGAGATTATCGAATCGGCCTGGCAGGCAGTTGAGGAATATGAAACCTTTCTGCGTGGTACGGAAAAGTCAAGCAAAAAACTTTCAATCAAAATGCGTAAGTTATACGAACAACTTCCTGTAGACCCCGACCGAAAGAGGCGGGGTCTGGATAAAAAAAAGAAAGACCCTATGTGATGCGAATCATTGATGATTTGAAACTTGATTATTGTGATGTTTTAATTAGACCAAAACGGTCAACACTACAATCCAGAAAAGATGTAGACCTAACCAGAACCTTCCAATTTAGAAATGGTAGGGTATGGACGGGTATTCCTATTGTTGCTTCAAACATGGATAATGTTGGTACGATAGAAATGTCAAAAGTTTTATCCGAATACAACATGATTACTTGTTTGAGTAAACATATTCAAACAAATGAATGTGGTGAAAACACAGCACTTTCCTTTGGTATGACTGAACTCGATACCGAAACACTAGGAGAGGGTATCGGAGATATTGAATTTGTTTGTCTGGATGTAGCAAATGGATACAATGAAAAATTTGTAGACTTTGTTAGGTGGGTTCGAAAGGTATATCCCGATACAATTATCATTGCAGGTAATGTTGTAACGGCAGAGCAAACCGAAGCGCTTATACTAGCGGGTGCGGATATTGTTAAAGTTGGAATTGGGCCAGGCAGTGTTTGTACAACACGAAAAATTACAGGCGTTGGATATCCCCAACTTTCAGCAGTCATTGAATGTTCCGATGCTGCACATGGTCTTGGTGGTCATGTGATGGCAGATGGTGGATGTACCTGTCCCGGCGATATTGCCAAGTCATTTGGTGCGGGTGCAGACTTTGTGATGTTGGGTGGTTTACTTGCCGGACATGACGAGTGTGGTGGTGAAGACATGATAGACGATGGTGTACGATACAAGCAATTCTATGGCATGTCTAGTGACACTGCTATGAAGAAGCACAATGGCGGTGTGGCGACTTACAGAGCGTCTGAGGGGAAGACAGTACAGGTTCCATATAGAGGCCCTGTCGCAGATACAGTACAACAGATTTTGGGTGGATTAAGAAGTGCCTGCACTTATGTTGGTGCAAAGAACATTAAACATTTGCCAAAGTGTACGACATTTATTAAAGTATACAGACAACTAAACACAGTTTATGGAGAATAATAGTGACCCTCACAAAGAATACAACTAGACAAAAATTAAAAGGTTCGGAATTTCCGTATCTCGTATACGAAGGTGATACTTGGAGAAAGCAAAAATTCTTAAATGAAGCAATAAAATGTTATGACAACGCCGGTTGTGAAGTTGACGAAAACTTCATGCAGGTAATTAAGAAGGTTTGGATTGACTTTAATATTAGTACTAAGACCGAAAGAGTAAGAAACAAGAAGTTGGGTCTACTAAATCCTGATTACTTATTGACATTAGCAACAGATACTTGTAAATGTTGCGGTAAAATTATGTGGTACGGTCGAGTACATAATATGGTTGAAGGTTATGCATCACCATCACTTGACCGAATGAATAACAAACACGGATACCGTGACGATAATGTTTGGATTATTTGTAATAAATGTAATATGAAAAAGAGCGATGCTTCTGCACCACATGACCTATATCGAATAGCCGCTGAGTGGGACAAAGAAGTTTCACTCCGTGAAGAACAGTACAAAACTTACTGTGAACAAAATATGACAACACTTTATGATGGAGAATAATATGTACGAAGAATTTGACAACACACTAAATGAATTAGAGAACCTGCATCTGAGTTATCAGAAGAGGATGTCTACCCTGTGTACTTTCCCGATTGATTATATCGAGGACGGCGGATATGGAGTTTATGCTAAAGAGCGGGAATCTGGAAAAATGGTTCTACTCAAAACTGATGATAATGTTTGGAATCTGTTCGAGTATATTACCACCATCGCTGGTAGCGAATCACAATGCGAATTGTCCGAAATGGCAATTTTCTTAAATGACCTTGATGAAATGGTCGAAGAAAATCCAGAAGATTTTATTGACAATGATTGGGAGTAGTGTATAATATACACTTAACCCGAAAGTGGGAACATAACGGTTATAGAAAAAGTTTTATTAACAAACACTAAACCGTTGAATCAATCAACGGTTTTTTTAATGACAGGGTATAACTCAGTTTGGTAGAGTGTTCGCTTTGGAAGCGAAATGTCGTAGGTTCAAATCCTGCTACCCTGATTTGACAAGTAAATAGATTAGTACAAAAAACAGTGGTTGTACCTTCCCGTAGTTTGGAAGCAGAACGGCAGAAGCCGGAAGTCACGGGTTCGATTCCCGTCAACCACATACCCGATGTAGTTCAATTGGTAGAATAATACGGCTCAGGCGCCTTAGAGTTTCGTATCGTCTTGGTTCAAGTCCAAGTATCGGGTTTTAATGGAGTGGTAACTCAATTGGTTAGAGTACCGGCCTGTCGAGCCGGTTGTTGCGGGTTCGAGTCCCGTCCACTTCGTTCTTTGCGAGAGTATCCCAATTGGCAGAGGAGTCAGTCTTAGAAACTGGTTGTTGTGGGTTCGAGTCCCTCACGGGGTACAATTTCAGCGGATGTCGTATAATGGCATTACCCAAGGTTTCCAACCTTGAGATGAGAGTTCGATTCTCTCCGTCCGCTTTTTAAAAATAACAAATTAAGTCTTGACATATGTTTATATTATGTTACAATATGGGACTACGAAGGAAACGGTGTATGTGGAGCACCACTATCCTTAAATTTTGAAAGTCCACAATTAGGAGTTTGTCAACATGGCAACTAAAACTTATACAAAGAAGCAACGAGTAATGAACCACCTCGCTCGAGGAAACGACATTACACCCAAGCAGGCATTTAGCCGTTTCGGTGTTGCAAATCTGCGAGCTACGATGAGCAACATCAAGGCTCAGGCAGAGGCATATGGCAACTGGAAAGTTACCACTCGCACGCTTGACAATGGCGTTACTTGCTACTCAATGGATTACACGGGTCGTGCAAATCCATTCGCTGTTAAGGCAGGTATCCTCTAAATTATAATTTAATTTAGAACACCCTCTGGTGATAGGGGAAGGCTTCGAATATTACGCCTATTACCAGATTTTTAAAACTGAATAAGAACATATGCATGGGGGTAATTGCCCGTGCATCGGACGGTGACAGAACAATTTTTTGTTATTGAAGATAATGTATATGATTCCCTGTAGTGGGGTGTGAATGCTCATATGAGTAAAGCAGAATTTAACTGATTCAATTGTAGTGCGATTAGGGAATATCAATACTAGATAACCCCGAAAGTTGTGGGTAAATGTTAGTCCCACCCGTCCACGAACAACTCCATTGAGAGGGCAAGCGTTATTGAGTTAATGCCACCTTCCCAAGGCGCCTTACCCTCAAGGTGTAAAAAGCGAGGTAATCCTGAATATGATTCAAACTATTTCGTTCTTGCCATGCGTAAATTACGGCACTTGCGGCTGAGTATCCGTGACTGAAAACTGCTCTCAAACTTCTCGTTCCTTCGAGTACAAGGCCTTCGGTGACATCACGATGCAACCCAATGCGGAAGCACACGATGTGAAGATGATGTAAGATTCATTACGACTTGAGTGAGTGGCCCTCACTAGGAACGAACAAACTATGAAATACTACGACCACAAAGGTGAAGAAGGTACGCAGGGTTATTACGAACAGTTTCGTGATGAGTGGTTGGTGGAATGCCAGAAGTTAGTTAGTGAGCATATGCGTAACTACTCTTGGAAAAACAAACTATCTGTTCACAAGGGTAGGAGATATGATAAGATTGTAAGTACAGATGTTGGTTCGTCTTCTAATCAAAGCAGAGTGTGGGCATTCGTAGACAAGACAAATGGCGATATACTGAAACCAGAGTCGTGGAGAAAACCTGCGAAACACGCAAGAGGAAATATCTACGAAGAGGATAGAATGCTTTTCGTGAGTCATAGTGGCCCAGCATACATGGACACAATAAAGGAATATTACGGAGCATGATTAATAGAAAACCAACAGTTTATGTTGCGGGCCCGATGCGTGGGTTTGATGAATATAATTATCCTGCATTTGACAGATGTGCAAAAGTTCTACGAGCACAGGGATGGCGAGTCATTAATCCAGCAGAACTTGACCGTGATGCCGGCAAACCGATGAGTGACCCTATGAGTTTCTCACCAGACACAAACTACGAAGACCACGAATTCATGCGGAAAGCACTGAAGCGTGACATGGATGCAATTTGTGACGAATGTACAGCAATTTACATGATGTCCAATTGGGAAAAAAGCAAAGGTGCAAAAACAGAATGGGCTCTGGCCAAGGCATTGGGTCTTGAAATATTTTACGAAGCACCGCTACCAGAATGAATTCTGGGCTAGAAGCGGACGGCATTAGCAGCACCGCTTATAACGGTGTCTTCGTGGGTTCGAGCCCCACCTGGCCCACTTATTAACTTTAAAAGGAGATTAACATGAGTTATATCAAAGGAACATATTTAGAAGAAATCATTGACCGTGCGGTTGATGGTTGGGCAGAAATTTTAGGATTCAATGACCCGTATGATAGAGGACGAGAAAGCGATGGAACATTTAAAGCAGATGACACATCCACTCCCGACACAAACGAGGCATGGAAATCTGGGAAGTCCCCAAAGAAGAAAAGGGTTACTAAAAAAACCAAAAAGTAATTTGTTATGAGTAGTATCTGGAACGAGTGGGGTTGGGAACTCGTTAGGTGTACATGGCGTCAAGTCTTGATCGTTCGCATTGATTCATACGCATCAGCATAGCACGGCGTACACACTGATTACTACGATTGACTACAAGGAAAATATTATGAAAAAGATTACATTAGAATTTGATGCGAGTTGCCTCAAGGAACAGAAGCGTGTTCCTGCAAAGAAGGGTCGCAGTTATACCTACAAGACGGTTCCTGTAAACAACCCGAAGGCGTGGGAAGTTATTATGGTAGAAAATTCTGCTACCTATATGCCTGGCCAACGATTGAACAAGAAGCAGGTTCAAACTCTTTGCCGTGGTGCAGGTTTTGATGTTGCAATCGGCCAACCCGGCCAATTTAGGGTGACTGATAGTAGGTATTAATATGTCTGAAAAATCAAGACTATGTGCAATGACTCAAGAGGAAGTAGATTCCTACTTGAAAGAAAAGAACATCAATGTATCCGTTATGATGGAACACGGTTATAACAAAGATGACGATTGGGCAGAAGAAATCCGTGATGAAAAAGGATACTTCGTTAAGTTTGGTGATGACTGTGTAAGAACAGTACAGTTGTGGGGATTCTCTAGTCCAAATGGTTTCCATACCTTTGAGTTTGAAGAACCAAAAATGACAGAGGCACTTGCACAGTATATGACTGTGTTGTTTCATAAACTCTATGAAGAATATGATGTATCTTGGGGTAGTGCAGAGGCACTTTCACTTGCATATGTTATGAGTGAATTCCAAGTTCCTTATGTTGAGAGGGAGTGGGATAAAAAACCAGATATGTCTACAGAAGAAGGACAGGAAGAAGTTCGTAAGAAACTACTTGATTGTATTGAATCTGGTAATCTTATTATTCCCGAACCTATTCAAGAAGCGATAGATGAAGGTCGTGTAAAAATTACCGATTCTAAAAGTGATACATAAACAGGGGTCGAACGGTATCGACTGGTTAACAGAATAAGAGATAGCATGTCGAGGTTGGTCAGCACGCCTCGTAAAAAGCAGACCAAATGCTTAACTGGCAACAATAGTTACTCTCGAGCGGCTTGACCGCTTGACCACAATTTCTTTACTCCGATAGAGAAGGCGTGGCAAACATCGGATAGATACGACCAGATGGTGGTGACAGAAAGTATCGAAATTACACCCACCAACCTCACCAAGTTTGTCGCCGAACAACAGTGAGTACAACAGGCGACTATGCATGTAGACATCCTTTGGAAGTTAATGCAGCACGGGGGTTCGAATCCCCCCGACTCCATTCCCCAAATTCGACCCCATCGTCTAGTCAGGTCTAGGACATCAGGTTTTCATCCTGAAGACAGGAGTTCGAATCTCCTTGGGGTCATTAACTAAAAGGAAAAAACATGGCAAAAAATAGTGGATACGACCCATCGGTGGCGAATAGGGTTTCAGTGGGAAAACCTAGAACTTCAAAACTGTTTCGAAAGAAGGGAAATGCAGCCGCCAAAACTTCTAAAAAAGGAAACGGGAAGCGACTGAGATGACAGGCAAACACAGCGCTGGAAAAGGCAGTCGCTATCGTAAAATAGATCAAAAGAAATGGGAAGAAGGTTGGGAAAAAGCATTCGGCAAAAAGAAACCCACCCCCAAAAAACCAAAAGGAAAAAAATAAATGGCAAATGATATAAAAGAAATCAACGCTCGATTTCCAGATAAAGAAATCGGCATTAGAATAGTTCGTTTAACATCGGGCGAAGAAGTACTCTGTAACCTATCAGAGCACAAAACAAATTATATACTTAAGAAACCACATATTCTTCTACCACAAGGTGAAGGACGATTAGCAATTGCGCCATGGTGCCCCTATGCAGATGTTGGTACATCGGGTGTGACACTAAGTAAAGAACATGTTATGTTTATTGTTCGTGCGGGTGCAGATATGGAAGGTCAGTATAAAGAAATGACTACTGGACTGGTTATGCCTCCCGCAGGAATGGATGCAAGTAAATTGAAGTTGACTACTTGAGGAAAATAATAATGATTAGACCACACACATTTAATGATATGTTCCTTAATGAACTTAATACAAAGACACAAGACATTCAGATGAACATAACAAAACTTTATAGTAATGCAAAAGATTATAGTATTAAAGAAGATATACTTCATTATATTTTAGATTCGACCGAGGCTCTTGACGAGTTTCGTAATTTGATAGCAGACGAAGATGCGAAATGTTGTTCTGACCCAGACCAAGCCGATTGTGACCCTGGCGATTGTGCTCCCGGCCATGAAGATGAAGACACCGTTACCTCTCCTGATACACAACAAGTTGAAGAAGTTTTATGTAAACTGATTCGTGGTTGTGAACTTGGATATCTCGATATCCCCACATCTCTACAGACGGAGATTGATAGATGCCTTCTGCGCCTGTAGCTCAGTTGGATAGAGCAACGGCCTTCTAAGCCGTAGGTCGCAGGTTCGAATCCTGCCGGGCGTGTTTAGAAATTATACATACTACCGAGTCGCCTATCGTAGGGACTCAACTTTGAATAGAACTCGCTTAATAAGGAGAACTAAAATGAACGAACACTATTCACTATCGTTTCCTAGTAACTTCGGAATTGGTTTCGAAGAAATGTTTAACCGTCTTGCAGGATTGCAAGAAATGAAAACTACGGGAAATTACCCACCTTACAATATCATTCAAGAGAACGAAACAGAATGCATTGTCGAAATGGCAGTCGCTGGTTTCGGAGAGAATGACCTTGATATTGAGGTGGACAATAATAAACTTACAATCACAGGACAGAAGGATGTGAAGATGGACGATGCAAAGTATCGTCATCAAGGTATTGCGTATCGAAACTTCAGTCGTACCTTTGCCCTTGCAGACCACATCGAGGTTAATGGTGCATCCGTTAACGATGGTGTGTTGCGGGTCTATCTTGAACAACAGATTCCAGAGGAATTTAAACCCAAGAAGATTGAGATTACAAGTGATGCACAATTCCTCACAGAAGAGGAAGAGTAATCGACCTGTACCGTAAGGTGGATTAATAGAAAAGGCTAGGAAAATCCTAGCCTTTTTTATTTGAAAGCATTAATTGATATAGATATCTGTGTTACGACATTTACTATTTTTTGGAGAATAAAAATGAAATTACTTGCACTTGCCTTGGCTTTACTAATCCCATCTTCGGTTGTTACCGCAACTCCCCCACATAAGAATAAAAGACCTCATGGTGTTAAAATGCACGATGTTACTGATTTAATGCAGGACACTCCACATTTTGATAATGCACCACGATTCCGCATGGATGAGGCTTTGAGGGGTGGAAGAAATCTTTTTGGACAACCCAGAGGAGAACGAAGGCCGAAAACAAAAGAAATGAAGGCTGCCGAACTTCTTAATCTATTAAACGAATTATACGGCGAAGATGTTACTTTAACTGTTGCAACAATCGGCGGAAAAGTAATAATCTTTGAAAAGGAAAATAAGGCTTCTGCCTGGCCCGGCCGGGCAAAACGAGATGGTGAAAAACCAGAACGAAACGCCAAACGAGATGGTTCTTCGAGAGAAAAGTATGCTGAACTCGGCAGAAAAATTCGAGAAGCAATCGCAAACGGTGAAATGACTAAAGAAGAAGGCCGTGAAAAAATGGCTGCTCTTCGAGAACGACTTAGGAAACAATCGTCCACCAAGGGACATCCTGATCGGTCACGACACGATAGAAACAATAAGCAGTAATATCACGCAAATTATACATACAGTGTATATGTCAATAAACGGAAACAACAAGAGACTGATCATAACGGACGGCATTGCCCTAGAGCAATGCCGTCTATTTTATAGGCCCGAGCAAACAGTGTAACTCGTTACTCTGTTCATGTGCAAAGGAATTTCGCTACCTTTGGGCCTTCATAGTGGGAAGTCGTGGTAGGAAACTACCACGACTTTCTTTATACATACAAAGAGTATGTTGATTAATATGTATAACATGGAGTTTCTGTATGAAAAGTTTTTCCGAGTTCAAAAAAACACCTAACCTGTCCGAATTGGTCTATAAGACTGCTCCCGATTTTAATGATCATCGTGTCATGACGAAGGAAGTGGTTTTATTTGATATGTCCCAACCCTTCGATATAAACCCACCTTTAGCAAATGATAGTGAAGAGGTATATGTTGAATTGATGGAGATTGCCGACCATATGGAATTAACTTTATTCGAAGATAAACAACAGGCAGAAGAGTATGATACCATAACATTTTCTGATGCATTTATTGATTATTGTATAGAGAATGGTCTTCCTATCAACGAATCTAAGATAGTTAAGATGACAAAAGAGATGGGCATTATTGATAGACAGATGAAATATCGATTCAATCGACCACGACCATCACAGATTGCAGAAGCAAGAGAAGTTAAATTTCCTGAAATCCATACTAATACAGGCAACACGCCATCGTATCCATCAGGACACGCATTGGCATCACGGGTCTTTTCGTTGTATTTGGGTAACATATTCCCATCTCACAAACAAGAATTCCTAAATATAGAAGAACAAATAGGGATATCCCGTATGCAACTTGGTGTACACTTCCCAAGTGATATTGAAGCGGGTGCATCAGTTGGGAACCAACTATACCAAAGGTTAAAGGATAAGACATGAAATCATTTATGACACACTCTGAGTTACTAGTAGAGGCAGACACTTCTGCTTCTACGCTTTTTGAACAAGTAATTTGCGATTGTTGGAATATTATCTCCAAGAATCCTAAAATGACTTTTGAACAATGGATGGGGTCATCGAAGAAAGAAATGGCATTCCTTAAATCGTTTGTGAAAAAATATGGTGGGAAGAAATTTGGTATCCCTGCTGTAAAGAAAAACGATTACGAACCAGCACTCGGCAAAATGTATAGATTTGCAAAACTTCTCCACAATAAAGCAAGTAAACTTGGTGGTTCAGCCGAACAGGTTGGAAGAGACAAGGGTGCAGTATCGGGTTGGTGGAAAGACATGACAGCCAAGAAGGTGGACACTTGGAAAACGGATATTGCGATTGGTTCTGCACGAATATCTGTTAAAAATGGTAAGGGTGCAAGGCTTATGTCTGGAGTCACCGAAGAATCTGTCGCAACTCTTCATGCTGCCGCTAAAAAGTCTAAACTAGATGAAGTACTTCGAACAGATATAGAAATACTAATGAATGAGTTCGTATCATTAAAACTTTGGAATCAGCCAGGCACTCCATTGGCCAATCCAAATACGGGTGCTGGTGAGAAGGTTTTGAAAATTGATAAGAAAGAAAGAGATAAATGGTTATCTGATAGAAACAAAGAGTCACTCGAAATTTTACAAGAAGGTTACGACCTAAAAGACAAAGTTGTTAAAGCGGTAGAAACGGCCTTTAGTTCCAATCCATCATTTCAAAGAGCATTTGCATATGAAGCCTGTACAGGATGGGAAAAGTTTGGTGGTAAAGTTTTCGGAAAAGCCGGTGAAGATGCTGCTCGTGCAGATTACATGTTAGCATTCTCGGAAGACCTCGAAAAACTAAGAATAGAACACATGGGTTCGGTTAGTTCTAAAGTCATCGGGCATATTGCAGGGCAAATGTCAATAGCCCCCGATTTCAAGAGCAATCGCTTTTCAGAAAGAGGGAAGAAGGCCGGACAAAAAATTTATCAATCATTTCAAATGAAACTGACAACAATCTTTAAAGATGCAGATAAAATCCAAAAAGAATCAAATGAAGAAATTGAAAAATGGGAAAACATGTTGACTGAAGGACTTATTTCAGAACTTGCATTATGGGACAAGATAAAATCTATCACATCGAAGATGTGGAATGCTTTCAAGGAGATGTGGGCCCGAGCAAGAACAGCAATGTTGGAATTTGTTGATAAGGTAAAGCAAGCACTTAACGAAGGATTGAATGGCATACTTGCCGCCTTCGATTTTGATATTAGTGCAGTAAAACACAAAACGGAGGTTAACCTATTATGAGCGAAGACACACCACTAGAAAACTATTTCGAAGAAGTCGATTTTGGATTCACGGCTGTCGATGCCGATTCTGTAGAAGGAAACGAAACAGATGGCACACAATCTTCCGAATCTCTTCAACGACTTGAGGGCAAGGTTGATTCTTTAATCAGTTGTGCCACAACGGAAAGTGCATACAGAGATAAGTTCGATGATATCGAAGCACTCATTATTCCCCTCCTCTATAACCTGAAGAAAAACCCAGATAAAGAATATATCTATTGGCCTGATCGAGAAGAAAAACTTCAAGAACAGATTGATAAGATTATCAGTATCACTAGGAGTTGACGATGAAAGTGTTTAGTGAGTTCCTAACGGAGTCAAAAAATCTCCACATGGAACATCTGGAAGATTCTGTTTTTAACGAAGGGTCGGCCGGTGTGCTTGACGCTATTCGTTTTCTAGAGTCTATCAAGAACATGTTAACTTCGTCTGAAGAAAGTGGTATTCGTGTTACAGTAAAATGGGACGGTGCGCCTGCTGTGTTTGCGGGAACCAATCCAGAGAATGGTAAATTCTTTGTAGGAACCAAATCAATATTCAATAAAGTCACCCCAAAGATTAATTACACAAATGCAGACATTGACTCGAATCACAGTGGTAATCTTGCAAGTAAATTAAAGGTTGCATTGAAGTATATGCCAGACTTAGGAATTAAAGATGTATTACAGGGAGATTTATTATTCACCGATGATGTTGCACCCGAAAAAATCGATGGTGAAATTTATTACACCTTTACACCAAACACTATCACTTATGCGGTTCCTGTTACCAGTGACATGGGCAAAGTAATTAAAAAAGCAAAGATGGGTATTGTATTTCACACCAAATATTCTGGTAAAACCATGGCAGACATGAAGGCATCCTTTAATCCAAATGTAAAATCATTATCCTCCTCATCGGACATCTATTTCAGTGATGCAGATGTAGAAGATTTTTCTGGTGTTATGATTACAGATACCGAGAAAAAAGATATAGAAGATTCTCTTGCAAAATGTAAATCGCTTTTAAGAAAATCAACAAAAGTAATTGATATAATTTCTAACGATGCCAGTTTAGTAGAACAGATTAAAATATTCTCTAATACTTTAATTCGTGCTGGTGCGGTTAATGCAACGGTTGATGCATTTCTAGAACACATGGAGAATAGATTTGATGGTGAGATAGAAAAAGCAAAAAGTGATAAAGGAAAAGCAAATAAACAAAAAGCAAAGAAAGATTTCATGAAGAAGATTAAGAAATCTGCATTGCAGGCTTCATTCGCATTACATACTGCTTTGATAGATGCAAAGATGCCTCTTATTCGTAAATTAGAATCTATTAAATCAATGGGTTCATTTATTAAAACAAACAACGGTTATCGTGTAACCGCCCCTGAAGGGTTTGTTGCTGTGGATTTAGACGGCAAAGCCCTTAAACTTATTGATAGATTAGAATTCAGTCGTGCGAACTTTACAGTCGCAAAGAACTGGGATAAAACCTGATACATAGAATAGGAGAAACAACTATGAGACGATCAGAAGTAAGAAAAACCGATTCAAGAGCTAAGGAACGAAGAAGACGAGCCGAAGCCGCAGAGCAAGTTGCAGTTGTAGCACCTGCCCCTGTAAAAAAGAAATCTTCTGTTAAGAAGAAGTAAAGGAAACTATTATGTTTGAAGATATTTGGTGGAGCGCTTTAATGTTCATCGGTGGAGCACTTATTGGTGTACCTCTGTGGAATTGGCTCAAAACAAAGTTGCCTTGGAGCAACTAATTAATTAGAGGTCGTGACCAGAGGGCAAACGGTGGTTGACGAACTCGGAGGTGATCAAAAATGATCGATTTTCAATCTTTACAAAATAAACTCGATGAAAAGCGTGCGAACGCTGTCGTTTTTACATTTGGCAGATTCCAACCACCCACCTCTGGTCATGAGTTCTTAATTAATAATACAATTAAAGAAGCAAAGAAAAGAGGGGCAGAGAATAGAATCTACATGAGTAGAAGAGATGAACCAAAAAAGAATCCTCTTAAAATACGAGACAAGATTAAATTCCTGAAGAAGTTCTTTCCGAAAGCCAACATCATGAACGACCCAAAGGCCGATAATCCTTTTCAGGTTTGTGAACAATTAACGGCAGAAGGTGTACGAGATGTTATTATGGTCGTTGGTTCTGACCGTGTACAAGAATTTAAAGATGGAATCGAACAATATATTGGCCCCGATGGATATGATTTTGATTCGTTTGATGTAGTAAGTGCTGGTCAGCGTGACCCCGAAGCATCTGGTGTTGTTGGTATGTCTGGAACAAAGATAAGAGCGGCAGTAACAAATAATGATTTCACAACCTTTAACCAAGGACTACCAAGTACGGCAAAAGATAGAGATGCTCGTGCATTGTTTGATGCAATGAAAAAAGGAATGGGTATTCGTGAAGAAGTTATATCCGAGGGCATCAGTAACACACAACTTAAAACTATTGCAAAAGATAGAGATGTTGTTGATATGTTGAAAGACCTCTACAGAGAACCCCACGAAACTATTGGAATCGCTCTTTTATCGTTGCCTCATGTGGAAGATGTTCTTGGTGCAATTAGTGACCGCATAGTTCGGCAATTCATTACTAAAATTCCTATGCTTATGAATTTTGCAAGCATTGTCAGTCATGTAGAATCTCCAGCAAAACCAGTTCTGTCTGAAATAACGAGCCAACCTGCGGTGCGACTAGCTGACCCCCTAACACCCCGCATTTTCCTTAATGAACAGGAAGATAAAAAGAAAGACCCCATCATTGTTACTGCTCTAACATCAGGTGAAGGTGATGACAGTAAAGATACTGTTACTAAAATTGAAAAATCTTGTAAGAAGTTTGGACTTACAATGCACACTGTTAGAGTCGGAGAAGCATATGTTGTGGATGACGATTTGAATGATGATAAGATTACCATATACAACTACGATGGAGATAAAAACGACTTAGACATCGAAGCCTCCAAGACATGTTGTTTTGTTCGTGGTGGTGCCCTTGTTGACATTACTGGAATAGGAATTGCAAAAACTCTACAAGAGGCTGGTGTTTTCTTAATTAATGACATGGAGGCAATGGAACTTTGTCAAAATAAATTTGCAACATCTATTGCACTTCAGAAGGCAGGAATCCTTCATCCCAAAACTGCACTTGTAACAAACGAAGATGCCATCGAAACTGTACACGAAAAGGTCGGTGGTAAGTTCCCTGTGGTTGTAAAGACCATCACTGGTGCAGAAGGAATTGGTGTCATGATTATTGATAGTATGCCATCCCTCAAGTCTGTACTACAGGGTTTGTGGAAATACAATGCAGAACTAATCGTTCAAGAGTACATGGACATCGACTTTGATGTTAGAACACTTGTACTAGACGGAAAGATTCATGCATCCGTAAAACGATTAAAATCAAACTCAAGGGAGTTCCGTACTAACAAGGCCTTGGGCAACGATACAGAACCTTATATTCTGAATGAGGGTGAAAAGAAAATCATATTAAAGGCTGCAAGTATATCGGGTTGTTATTATTGTGGTGTTGACCATGTTGTTGTAAATGGTGAAAATCTAATACTAGAAGTTAACGGTTCGCCGGGTTCTGGTGCAGAACCATACATGAGTTATTATAAGGAAGATAAAAAAACAACTGGCCAAGAAATGATTGATAATGTTGTTGAATATATTTCGGATACAGACAACTGGGACAGAGATAAAGTTGTTGTTGGTGTCGTTGAGAATGTTGATATAGAAGGAATGAAGTTTAAAGCAAAGATGGATACGGGAAATGGAAGTTACACGGCTATTCATGCTACTGACATTAAACAATTGAGTGATACACGGGTTTCATTTAAGATAGAAGGTAAGAAATTTATCAAACCTATCGAGGGAGTGAAACGCATTCGTGTAAGTGGTGCAGAAAAGAAAGAAGAAAGATTTGTTGTAGAACTGGACATGGGTTTCGGTACGGGGAAAAAATCTTCAACACTGTTTAGTTTAGATGACAGGGATGATATGATTTATCCTGTACTAGTCGGCAAACGAGAATTATTGAAACGGGGGTATATCGTTGATGTTGGGAAGAAATTTACGATATCCTAGCATTTAAAAGAGATAAATAACTTATGAGTAAAAAAACAAAATGTACTAGTGGTGCTGGAGAAGAAGGAACAGACCAACTTCGAAAAAACTACGAAGAAGATACGCCCGGCCAGGGTGAGGAGAAAAAGAAAATGAAGTTTAAAGAACTTAGAAATAAGATCAATGAGTGGTCAACGGGTCACAATGAATTCGAAATTGCGGGTTCGGACACTGACATCATGTATATTGAAAATGCTGAAACCCGTGTTCGTCTTAATACCTTTATCAAAGCTGTTGCACATCACCCAACCCTTAATGTTTATGAAACATTGGCAAAGGTTCGGGTCAAGTTGAATGGTGCTGGATTAGATTTTGAACCACCTAAAAGTGGTGCAGTACAAGAGGTAATGGAATTTCCTTTATCCCTGTTCGGTGGCAGAACTGGCATGGGTGATGATGGACAACCAATCAATGATGATGGATTAAAGAATCGTACAGGTCGTGAATGGGTTCTTCGTGTTACTTCTGAAGAAACTTCAGATGGTTATGTTCTTAGTCCTTCGATTGAAGAAGTTGCACTTGTTGAAGAGTCTTGGATACCAGAAGGAACTGAACCTGAAAATTTTGAATTAGCCGAGGGCAAAATCGAAGAGAGAGAACTAGAACTGTTTGTTGCAAACGATGCTCAAATCTACCGTTCTCGGCTGCAACCAATTTATAAGAATCTTATTACTAAGATTGCTCAAGGTAAGTATGACGAAAAAAAGGCAGTGAAAGCTTTCATGTATGCTGTTGATGATGCAGCAAAGAAGTACACGAAAGATTTCGGTACGCCTGGTGATGAAATATTTGACAAGAAGACCAAGTTAGCAGTTGCTGCTACTCTTGCTTCTGAATTTAAAGATGAGGCCGATGAAGGAAATTATGACGACATGCTTCCAAAGAAATATCGTTCATGAGATGAATATTGAACTAGATGATGATAACCTTTTGAACTATGCGATGAAGCACTATGACAATCCAGAGTGCAAATCAATTGAAGAATTTCAAGAGGACTTGACCAGAACCAAATATATTAAACGGTTGTTTCGCAAGTATAAATCGTCTGGTGAATTAAAAGAACGATTGATTCTAAATCATATTATTATTTTTTACAATGTATTTGGCATTGAAGCGGCAACAAACATTTTGTTTTTTAAGATTGAAGATGAATTTTGGCCCTTATTGAAAACCTTTCTAGTTTACCTAGACATGTTCCCCGAAAATGATATAGAGAAGATTAGGATTCCGTTAGAGAACACAGTCATTGAAGTATTAAGGAAAATCTAATGAGTGCTTTAGACATCTTTGTTGCCTACAAGTTTATTAAGATACTTACCACGCCGTTTGAAAAAACGGATGCATATAAACTGGGAATCATAGACAAAAAAGGTGAGATTTTAAAGAAGCGCAAAAAATTAGTAACAGGTAAAGAGAAGATGGCATATACTATCTTCCATACCCTCGGATGGAATCTTAAAAAACTTTTAGCTAAGTTTCCCCCAACCAGAACAAAACTTGGATCATTCGCTGCTGCACTTTATCTTTTGAAAGAAGAGGCCAAGTGCAACGATGAACATTTAATAGAGAACACATTTATAGATTTTCTACATACTAATGGTTATACTTTTGTCATAAATGAGAGTATTACCGAAGCAGTATTAGAAAAGGGTGATTATGCCCTTGTAGTTGATGTGGATACTCCCAAAGAACCCGTTCATCAGGGAGACATTGTTAGGGTAGACAAGGACACGGAACACTTTACATTAATGATGGGGAAACCTTTATTCAAGGTGACACATCTTAAATCAGGAAAAACATTGGTGGTATCAGATGAAGACTTGGAAAAAATTTAAAACAGACAACATCCACGAAGCAGAAACTCTTAGTTGGAAATCTTTGAATCCCAGTGAGAGAAAAGACCTTCTAAAAGATGCTGGTTTACCCCCTTCGTTTGCTAAAGAGACTTGGAAAGAATTAGATTTCCGTGCCAAAGAACGAATCGGTAAGATGATTCATAAGACTACCCAAGGTGAGTTCCGAATGGATGAAGCGTGGACACCAGATAGTGTAACTCGAAATGCTGAAATCGGTTCTAAAAAAGGTTATGGTATCAATATCAAAAAGGGTGGTGGAGTTACCAAAACCCCATTCAAACACATGCTTATGACAATTCGCAAACACGGGAATGTCAGAGTTACTTTTGACCACGGTAAAGATGAGTTTGAAGGTACGCCCCAATCAGTTGCCCTTCACATTAATAAAATCCTTGGTATTAAAGAATCCGTTGAAGTGGATGAAAAACATGCACCCTTGCCAGCGTCAACCAGTTTTGCATTGGTGTATTCCTACAAAGGAAAGACCAATAAGTTCGTCACCAAACTTACTAACCTCGGTGGTAAGTTAGACCGTGCAAAGAAAGAAGTTCGTTTTGAATTTAAAAGTGCGGCCGCAAGAAAGAATTTTAAGAAGAAAAACAAAGAGATATTAGACAACCTCGGTGAGTCTGCTGTACTTCATAATCTACTAGATGAAGCCCCCAACACCCTAATTGATAAAGCAATGAAATATATTGATAAAAAACGGGGAGTTGGAGGAAAGGTTTGGGGCGACAGATGGAAAGTCCGTCAAGACATGAAACTAACCAAAGCAACATCTGATTCTGGTGGTTCAGTTGAGAAGTTAAAACATGAGGAGTATAATCAAATGAAAACATACAAACAACTTATCACAGAGTTATTCGATAACCCATATAAACTAAGTCCAAGTTTTAAAACAAAACCACAGTATTATGATGACAATGAAGGTTATACTTTTAAAACCAAGGACGGTAGAAAATACGAAATCAATGCACAACATATTACCCTTCTTGGGGTAGACCACCATAGCAATCAGAAAATCGAGATTGCATTTGCAGTTGTATATGACGATGGTAGAAAATCTGACGATATGACAAACAAAGGTGATGCGGGTAGAATTTTTGCAACTGCAATGGAATTCATAGACAAAATAATTAAAAGAGATGACCCAAAACAATTAATATTTGCGGCCAAACAGAATGAAAGAGAAAAGGGTGAAAATCTAAGCAGTAGAGAGAAATTATATAGAAGGTTTATAATGAAATTAGCAAAAAAATACAAATATAAGGCGTATATGTATAAAAGTGACGGTGAAGGTAAAACCTATTTTGAACTAGAAAAGAAAAAGGAAATAAAAATATGAAAACTTTTAAACAACATATTACCGAAGTACGAAGGATGACGGGTTATCCTTATCAGGAAGATTCTGTAGATGAAAGAACCTCACGACTTCCAAAAGCAACAGGATTTGCATTGACATATCCTATGAAAGACAACCAGCAAGTCACAAAACTTACCAAACTTGGTGGAAAAGTAGACAGAGTAAATAAGAGAGTAGTTTTTAATTTTAATACTGCGGCTGCAAGAACTAAATTTCGTAAGAAGAATAAAGAACTTTTAGCAACTATAAAAGAATCCGTTGAACTGGATGAATCCTTCCCCAAGGGCCCTTGGGATACAAATATCCCTGCGGATAAGAAAACCAAAGGATATATCGAAAGTGGTAGAGCAAAGATTCTAATAAATGTGCCTTCTTCTCTCTATCCTTCTGCTCGGTTTGTTGTGGCAAAAAATCCCAACAAAGGTAGCAACCAAGACAAAGTGATGATGTTTACCATTAGTGACCCAGACCGTGGCCGTATCAAAATGTTCTCATTCCAC